AGAGATTCTTCAAGAATGGTTTGGTAAGTTGTTTGAAGGTAAATCATTTTGGGGTTATGTAAATGGTTTGGACGCCCCATACAAAGTCAGACTTGGTGGAACACCACTTAACAATTCACTTCTTGCAATGAGAAAAATTCTTCCTGAGTTTAGAAATGACAATCAATTAGAGAAACTAATTCTTACAGTAATTACTGACGGGTTTTCTCATGAGAGTGACCACCTAAGAAGTGGTTACGGTATGGAAGGTTTGAAAGACCAATTGAAAGAAGGCGAAGACACTTGGGATATAGAAAAACACACTTACATTGTTGACCCTTATTCAAGAAAAACTTATGAATACAATGTTCCTAGAAAAAATTCTAACTATAGTAGATACGAAAGAAATGACTGGGACAAAACTGCTAACCTGCTTCACTGGTTGCATGAAGAAACTGGTGTCACGGTTACTGGATACTTTGCTCTTGACAGAAAACAAGATTTCTACGGTCTTCACAATGCATGTAATGACTTGAAAAAAGAAATCGAAAACAAGTTCGGATACGATGACGGTTACAGAAAAACTTGGGGTCAAATCAGAAAAGAAGGTTTGGTATTCAAGACTCATGGTTACGGAAAACTTTTTGTTTGCTGTTCCTCGAACTTGAAAACTATCAATGACGAATTGTCAGATGACTTGATAGGTGCTAAGAAATCAACACTGCTATCTAACTTCAAGAAAAACAGAAGTGGCAAAGTTGGTTCAAGATTTTTAACTAATGAATTTATAAAGGAGATTGCATAATGACTTTTGAAGAATTTGTAAAACACATGTTCGTTGAGAACTGTATGGAAAGGAAAGCATGGGGTGAGAAACCTTTTGCTGACGTGAGTGAATATTATTCGTGGGGAACTAACTCAAGTTTCCTCGTAAAACTATGGAGTGAGAAATATGCTTAAGACTAGAGACCCATTGAGGGTAGACCCAATTTACTATATCAACATTGACGGTATGAATCATTCTGCTTTCGCAGACGCTGTTATGGACGTAGGAGACCCGCCCTGCGTAGCGAATGACTGCGATAGGGTATCCAAATGTGCTGAAGAGGGTGTAGAGTGCTTCGCATTCAGGATATGGGTCAATAATGGTGGTGATTTGAACGAAAAACAGGTCAAAAAAATGGGAAAATTACTTCAACCATGCAAATAGCTGTTGACAGTGACATGCATTTTTTGTTAGCCTATACACATGATGAGAAATAAATTAATAACTAAGGAGACTATATGAGCGCATCTTATGATAAAAATGAGTCGATTTCCGTTGACGGTAAATCGTTTCATTACACGCCTGACAGGAAAGAGTTCCTAGAAGGTCTAATAGGTAAGTATCCTAATCAGACTTCCTTTACGAAGGAAGAGATTGAGACACTAGGACACGTACCTTACTGGTTGAACAATACCAAAAGGTATCCGTTCAAAACGTCCACCGACAACGGGACTATCTTCAATCTTGAAGCAGTTGTGAGTGGTTACAATGGTGGTTATGAACCTGAGACAGTGGTTCCTATCGCACCAGTTAAATCTGCCCCGATTCCTGCGGTTGCAAAACCCCAGCAGTCACCAGTCGCAATGAAGACTGAAATGGCAGATATCAACCTCTTGAATGATAATGTAAAAATCATTCCTGAGAAAATGTCTAACTATGTTCCTTTTGGTCACTTTTCTGACGTTAAGAACATAATCAAGTCTGATATTTTCTTTCCAGTATTTGTTACTGGATTGAGTGGTAACGGTAAAACCTTAATGGTTGAACAAGTTTGTGCTCAATTGAAGAAGGAACTTTACAGGGTCAACATTACGATTGAGACTGACGAAGATGATTTAATGGGTGGTCACACTCTTGTCAATGGTAACATTGTCTACAGAGAAGGCCCTGTTATCAAGGCAATGAGAAAAGGCGCTGTCCTTCTTCTTGACGAAGTTGACTTGGGTTCAAACAAGTTGATGTGTCTTCAATCAGTTCTTGAGGGTAAAGGATACCTAATCAAGAAAACTGGTGAGTGGGTTACTCCTGCTAAAGGTTTCACTATTCTTGCTACTGCAAATACCAAAGGACAAGGTTCTGATGACGGTAAGTTTGTAGGGACTCAAATCATGAACGAAGCAATGCTTGAAAGATTTGCGGTCACAATGCAACAGGAATATCCACCTGTAGTGACTGAGAGAAAAATCCTTTCTAAGGAAATGGCTCTAAGTGGTGATGTTGATATGGACTTCTGTGAGAAGTTGGTTGACTGGGCGGACGTTATCAGAAAAACTTTCTATGAAGGTGCGATTGATGATGTTGTGACTACTAGAAGGTTGGTTCACATTGTGAATGCTTTCAGAATGTTTGGTGACAAACTCAAGTCTATTGAGATGTGCATATCTAGGTTCGATGAAGAGACTAGAATGTCTATCCTTGACCTCTACACTAAGATTGACGCTGGTGTTAATCCTTTTGAAGAGGTTGTTGAAGAGGGTTCAGAAGAAAATTCTGAAAACCCTCTAGACGAAGTTGACTTCTAGACATATAATAATGGTATGAGTATTAATTACAAATACAACGAGAGAGAACTCTTAAAGGAGTTCTCTTCGTATATAGACAAGACTTATGACCAACACTATAGTCATAATCAATTTCAGGCGACTGAATTTATTATGGACAGTGGTCATGGTGAGGGATTTTGTATCGGGAACATTATGAAATATGCACAACGATACGGAAAAAAAGATGGGTATAACAGAGCAGACCTTTTGAAAGTAATCCACTATGGATTCCTTGCTCTAAACAATCATGATAGGAGACTAAAAAGTGATGAAGATAAGTAATGAAACTAAGGAAGTTCTAAAGAACTTCTCAACTATAAACTCTGGCATCAAAGTAGGTGCTGGAAACAAATTGGAGACTATCTCTAATATGAAAAATATTCTTGCAGTGGCAACGGTAAATGAATCGTTCCCTCAAGGATTTTCTGTGTATAACCTGCCTGAATTTTTGGGTGCAACGTCTTTATTTGAAGACCCCGACTTTCAATTCAACGATGCAGCTATGACTATTACGGATAACAATTCGTCAATGTCATATTTCTATGCTTCCGAAGGAATGGTAACTTCACCTGAGAAAATGATTACAATGCCAGAGGCAGAAATTGTATTCGATATCAGTAGCACACTATTGAGTGACTTGAACAAAGCGTCAAGTGTTTTGGGTGTTAGTGATTTGGTTCTTGAATCAGACGGTACAAATATATCATTGACCGTCAAGGATAAAAAGAACACGACTACAAACACGTTCAGTAGAATCGTGGGCACTGGAAATGGTGCTTCGTTCTCTATGAACTTTAAGATTGAGAACCTAAAAGTTCTTGCAGGTAACTATACAGTATCTGTATCAAGTAAAGGTATATCCCATTTCAAGAATAAGGATATTGACCTAGAGTATTTTATTGCACTGGAACCTGATTCAAAATATAGTGCCTAAAGGCATATATAATAATGTGTTAGTGTTATGCCAGTCTCTGTAATACTTTCGGGAGTGACCCCTTCTCATCACACAACTAGGGTGGGTCACGCCGTAAAATCGGTGGGGATTTTACAACCTTTTAACGAGACTAAATTATGAACAATGAATTTTTATTTGTAGAGAAGTATCGTCCTCAAAAGATTGACGACTGTATACTTCCAAGTGACCTGTATGCCACATTCAAAGACATAGTAGAAACGGGTGAGATACCTAATCTTATGTTGAATGGTACTGCAGGTTGTGGTAAAACAACTGTAGCGAAGGCACTTTGTAATGAACTAGGTGCAGACTTTATAGTTGTCAACGGTTCTGATGAAGGTAGATTGATTGATACCTTGAGAACCAAAATCAAAAACTTTGCGTCCACCACCAGTTTGTCTGGCGGCCCTAAAGTAGTTATTCTAGACGAAGCAGACTACATTAGTGCCGAATCTGTGCAACCTGCTCTGCGTGGATTCATTGAAGAGTTCAGTTCTAATTGCAGGTTCATTATGACTTGTAATTTCAAGAACAGAATTATCAATCCTTTGCATTCAAGATGTACTGTGATTGACTTCAAGATTCCTAGTAGTGAAAAACCTAGACTTGCAAGTGTGTTCTTAGCAAGACTCATGGAGATATGTACGCTAGAAGAAATCAAGTTCAACAAGGACGTACTTGCTGAACTTATCATGAAATTCTTTCCCGACTTTAGACGTTGTCTAAATGAGGTTCAAAGATATGGTATCGGTGGTGAAATCGATACTGGATTACTTTCTACTCTTGCAGAAGAGAAGATTACGCCATTGATAAATACACTCAAAGAAAAGAAGTGGACTGAAATGCGTAAGTGGGTCGGTGAAAATTCTGACAATGATTTATCTGTAATGTATAGAAAGATTTTTAACGCACTCGAACATAAACTCGAACCTGCCTCAATACCTGCATGTGTTTTAATCATAGCAGACTATCAGTACAAGACTGCATTTGCAGCTGATTCTGAAATTAATTTAGTTGCATGTTTGACCGAGATTATGTCGGAGTGTAAATTTAGGAGTAAGTAATGTTAGGAATGCTAACTGTAGGTGACCAATTCCCGCCTGTAAAATTAAATGGAATTGACGCTAACAATGACTTCGTTGAAGTTCAAATCGCTGAGGGTTATACGCCACTCAAACATGAGTGGACAGTAGTTTACTTTTATCCAAAAGACTTTACTTTTATCTGTCCAACTGAGATTGCTGGTATGGACATATTAGTTGACCATGCAAACGTGATTGGTATTTCAGGTGATAATGAATTCTGTAAGTCTGCTTGGAAACAAGCGAATGGTGTTATTAGAGAAATCAAACACACACTTGCGGCTGATTGTGGACTCAAATTATCTTCTGAACTTGGCATTGTCAATGAAGAACAAGGTGTCTGTAATCGTGCAACATTTATCTTTGATAAAGATAGAGTCATTCAACACGTATCAGTCAATGGATTATCTACTGGTAGAAATGCTCAAGAAGTTCTTAGAACTTTGAAAGCAATTCAAGCTGGTGGATTGACTGGTTGTGAATGGAACGAAGGAGACGATTTCGTTGCATGAGTGAGTTTGATGAAATAGTACAACGTCAACGAGAACTTCTCGAAGCAGAAGAGTGGGCGAAAGGAGTACATACCTTACAAATACATAGGTTGTATTCCATGTTCTATGAAACAGAAGAATCCAAAAAATTTCTCG